AATAGCGCCTTGGCACCATCGTTGACCCGGGCCCGGTTACCGACCTTGTTATAGGCCCCGACCTCCAGCAGCTTGACCACCGGATCACTCTCAAGCACCGCGGTCCAGTTATCGCCCATGTAACTGCGAAAGGTGCTTAACCCCTCTTGATAGGTGTCTTCAAAATCCAATGGCTCCAGCACATCCGGCGCCGGCAGCGCCGACAGATCAACGACCGTACTCATACGCTCACCTCCACCACAAACCCGTCGCCGAGGTATTCGCCGGCAATGCTCAGATCGATCTTGCCGCCCAACACCGCCAGCACACGGACCCGCTCAAGCTTCAATCGCGGCTCCCAACGCAGCAGCGCGCGCACCGCCTCGGCTTGCACCGAGCTTTTCCAGCCTTCGTTTACCGGCATGTCGACATAGGCGCGCACCTTGCTGCCGTATTCTGGACGGTGCCGGCGACTACCGAGCGGCGTACTCAATACGTCGGCCATGGACTGGCGCAGATGCTCAATGCCGGAAATGGGTTGGCCGGTGTGGCGATCCATTCCGATCATCTACGTCACTCCAGGGGTTCGAACTCTTTATGGGTTTTCAGGTAGCTCAGCGCCTGCTCATCGGACGCCGACACCTCGATACGCCCCTTGGCCACCGCCATCGTGCGATCGGTGTTTGGGATAATCAGCGTGCGCGAGGTGAAGACCTTGTCGCGGAATGTCAGCAGCAAATCGCGGGCCGGCGCGATATCGTCGACCGGCAACTCGGTAGGTTTGGCCATGATTTCTCCAGGCATGAAAAAGCCCGCACAGGGCGGGCCGTTATGGGATCGATTAATGCGTGTGGTGGTTGCTGTTGCCGCCGGCATCAAGAATCTGGCCGTCACTGGTGATGTTGCCAACAGCATGCAACGTGCTGTCGAAGTCAACATTGCCCGTTACGTGTAACGCGCCTTGGATCTCCACATCGGCAACCAGCCGGATGTTGACGGTGGTCACGGTGACGCTGTCATCGGTCGTGACCGACTCCGTCGTCCCCACCTTGGTGATCACCTGGCCACTTGGCAGGGTGATCGTGTAGGTCTTGGCTTCCCAGTCGTAGACCAGTGAACCTCCGTCATCGAAGCGCCAGGTCTCGACGTGATCACGGTTATCCGGCTGGGCACCGGCATTGCCGTAAAGCCCAGGAATGAAGGTGCCCATGCCGGCCTGACCGCTGGGGTTGAACAACACACCCTGCTCGCCCAGGCTCGGCGCCCGCCAGTGCCGTGCCTTGCCGGCGGCCAGGCTGTGCCAACGCACCCAGGCACTGGTCCATTCGCCGTTGGACACCCGCACCATGGCCGCCGCCAGATCCACGCCGACCACCGCGCACGGCATCAGCATGGCGGCAATCATCCGATCATGCTCAGCACTGGGGTAGCTCATAAGTCCTCCGGCTGAATCGGACCATCGCCCGGCTCGACGTCAATGACCAGCGTGCCCGGCGGCTCGTCTGGCCATGGCCATTCCTCGCCGCCAAGGTAGAGCTGATGGGTCCACTCCACCAGCCAAACGGTGTAGCCATCCAGTTCTGGTTTGGTCCAGTCCTGCATTGCCTGGGTGAACTCAGCAGGCTCAACCGGCAAACCCCAGGTCTGCATGCGCAACAGCACGGCCAGCTGCGCCGCCAAGTGCGCGGCCTGTTGACAGTGTTGCGGCTTGATGGGATCAACGATGATCCGCGCTTCGAATCGGCAAACCAACGTGGTCTCACCGGTGCCAACGTCCGGACCTGGCTCAATTTCAGCCATCTCTAGGAAGACTACCGGCAATGCAATCCGGTCCTTGATATTCGGCCACGTCGCCACTGCTTTGATGCCTGGCAGATTGCTCTGCAAATGCTGCTCAATCGCCCGGTAGAGCTGGTCAAGGCTAAAAGGCTCTTCAGACATTGGCCGTCCCCTTGAGGTACTTCTGCAATTCAAAGTTGAACTCTTGCTGCAGGATCTCCAGCAAACGTGCGTGTGCACGATGGGTCCAGGTGTCGAAGTGCGGTCGCGCTTGTTCCAGCGAAACCTTGGCCTTGGCCAGCGGAAAGCGATTGCCGTTTTCCGCGACCCAACCCGAACTGGCCCCACCAGCACCTGACACGGTGCTGTCGGGGTAATCGTCCGCGCTGAAATGCTTGCTCGCGGTACGAATCCAGATGTCAGGTTTGTTGCCGTAGACCTGTTTGAGGAAAGCACCCTGGTAACGCCGCCCGGCCACCGACACACCATTGCTGGACTGTCTCGCGCGACCAATGCGGCTGGACTCAATGGGATTAAGACCGAACCACAACTTACCGCTCGCGGCGCGACCGGAAACCGGGTATGCCCGCAGACGCTGGCGGGCTGCCGCAACAGCGATTCGCTCCTGACGACCGACAGCCCGGGCGATATGGGTTCGCAGCCAGCCCAGCGTCTTGTTGATCGCACGACGCTGGGCAGCAGCGGCGGCTTTCGGCACCAGCTTGGCGAAGTCTTCGAACGCCTTGAGATCGGCCGCCGATGACTGGATGGTGAGCGTTCCTCCACCAGCCGATGATTTGAAGTAGCTGCCGACACTCATGCGCGCATCCTCAAGATCAAGGCGACCAGGCCGTCACCGCTCGGCTCCAGTTGCAGAAGGTCATATTCCCCGCCACCGTCCAGTTCCGGCAGTTCAATGGTAACGAGCAGGCCCTGCTCCAGACCGTGGGAGTCGCTGACGCGAATCTCGAAACGAGGCTCGCGCAAACCGGTGTTTAGCTTTCCGATCTTCGGCTGCTGCCAGGGCGCCGAGAACATGCCAAGCACCGGTTCCTCGCGACCCTCGATCAGTGCGGTGTCACCCAGGGTCTCGAACACCACCGCATCCACCTCGGCGATCAGATCGCGAAAGCCCATGGTCAGAGCTCCAGCAGGATCTGCGCCAGTGGACGGGTGCACAGGTGCAGCGGGTTGGACTGCGCTTCACCAGCCATGCCCTTGTTGAAGGGCAGCGGCTCGATTTTGCTGTAGTACGGCACGCCTTCAGTGTTGACCGTTTCCATGTAGTCGGCCGGTGCAAACACCGAGATGTACAGGTCCGGTACGCCTTCAGGGATGAGCAGCGCCTTGTCATCATGAACGAAGGTCACGCCGGCGATTTTGCCGCGATAGCGTTCCCACACAATCCCACCGAAATCGAAGCTTTCACGGGCATCACCGCGCAGCGCAGCCGCTTGCTGGCTGTTGAGGTAGGTTTCCTTGACCGATTTGTGAACGATCAGCTTGTTCCAGAAGTTTTTGCCACACAGCGCTCGCGAGCCGGTGCTTGTGACGCTGCCCAGCGCATCTTCCTGCAGGTCCAACGCTTCGCCGCATTTGACTCGCAGCTCCGTGTCGGGGCTATTGAGACCCATGGACATCTTTTTGCGATTCACGCCGAAGGTTTTGTAGATGTCCAGCAACACCGTAGATCCGTCGGCGTCCAGGATCTGGCCGTTCAGTGCACCCATACGCTGGAACTCGTGGGTGGCGTCCAACTGCCGGCGCGCCTTGGCCAGGCGCTTATTCACCACGTCCTGCACGGCCTGCAACTCCGAACGCGTACCGAAGGCGCGGATGCCTTGGATCTCGTCGGCCTTGATGGCGAATCGTTGAGGCAGGTGCACGGTGTTGAAGGGGATCAAGTTACGTTTGCTGCCGGCGACCACCAGACCGGACGTACCGCGCTCACCGGCCGGCACCAACGCGAGGGTGTCACCGTCCTTCTCGATCTGCACGGTCAGGGTGGTGATGCCCTCTTCCTGGAACAGGCCGAGGCTGCTGATGCGACCCGGCAGATATTCCTGTTCGTTGATGGCGGCGGTCAGCGAAGAGACCGAGAACGCGTCATCGTTAAAGATTTCAATGTCAGCCATGAAGCAATCTCCAGAATGCAAAAAACCCGCATTGGGCGGGTTCGGTAATCAGGGGTGGTGGTCTTAACGAACGATCAGGTGGTGAGTCGCCAGGGCTTTCTCAGCAGCAGGATCCAGACCGGTCAGATGCGCTTCACTGACTTCGGCCAGGCGCACCACGGCGCGGCCACGACGGACAACATCCGACTCACCCAGCGGGCCATAGAGAATTGCCACGGCAATCTCGCTGCCGTCCTCGGCGATCGGGTCATACGGGGCAAACTCGCCGGTCAGGCTCACCAGACCGAGGATCTGGCCTGGCTCCAGCGCGGGGCCGGCAGCCACGTTGATGGCTTCGCGGGAAATGGTGCCGGCGCCTTCGGACAGGAGAAACTCACCTGCGTGCATCGGCTCACGTTGAATAGTCATTTTCGAACTCCTGATTTGCCGGTGTGCGCCGATTGGCGCGCCGACCAGATTGAGGGTTGGTCAATTTTTTTGGCTTGAACCTTGGGCGCGGGGTCGTCATCGAGCGGCAGACTGTTGTCGATTTCGAACCCTTTGCCACTGCCAACCAACTTGTCGAACAGACGCGCACGCACTGCGTCTACGTCCAATCCAGCGGCGACAAACTCAACGCTGAACTCGGGCAGGCGCGCCGCGACGCAGAGGTCGTTGACGGCTTTCGCCCGGACCAAGCCGGCCTCGACAATCGCTTCGCTTTCAAGCTGGGTGGAACTCAGCAGCGGCGCGACCAGGTTACTGATCCCCGACTCAGCGCAGCGTTGAGTGATCATCAACGCCAGCTTGGCAGCGTCGACCACCGGTGGCGTCTGCGGCGGATCTTCCGGTTCAAAATCCGGATCGGGCTCGGGCGGCTCGTCCAACTGAGCCAGCAACTCGGCCGGTGCGTGCTGGTAACGCTGCAGTACGGCGCCCTGGCCGAGGCAGGCTTTGACAGTGACGCCGTCGCCGATCTCATCCGCCAGGCCCAAGGCCACCGCCTCGTTGGCGGTGAGCCAGGTTTCAGCGGCAACCAGTCGCCGTAACTCGACCTCATCAATGTCCGGCGCCTTGGCCTTGTAGGCCGCGATAATCGCTTCCATGGTCTGGTCGAGCACATCGGCCACCTTGCGGAAATCTTCAGCATCCCCGGCCGCGTAGGTCCAGGGGTTGTGAATCATCAACATGGCGTTGGAAGCGATCACCACGCGGTGAGCACCGCACACCGCCACGCTCGCCGCACTGGCGGCCAATGCATCAATCCGACCGGTGCAGCGTTCGCCCAACCGTGACAGCGCGTTGTGCATGGCCAGGCCATCGAACAGGTCGCCGCCGATACTGTTAAACGCCGCGATGACCGGTGAGACACCATCGTCCATCGCTCGCAGATCCTGCACGAACTGATTGGCCGTGATGCCCCAGGTGCCGATCTCGCCGTAAACGAAGACTTCGATCACGCGCTCGGCAGCTTCGCCGCTGGCGTGCACCGCGTACCAGGTTTTGTCCTTCACCGGCACCTGTTTGCCGGCGCGGTTGTAAATGCGCGGGCGCTTGTTCTTGCTCATGGTTGCTCCTTGGTGTCGTCGTTGAGGACGACCGCATCGAGAGTGCTGTAATTGAGGCCAAGGGTGGTGGCCCGGGCCAAGTCGGCGGCGTTTTCCGCATCGACCGTTTCCGCGTCATAACCAGTGCGCAGGACCATTTCGCTGCGCGAGGCGAAGCCCGCCTGCACTTCCATCCTCCGGGCTTGTACGTCTTGCACTGGCTGGATGTAGGCCCAGCCTTGTGGCACCCAGCGCGTGCGCAGGTATTCCCGGCGGCGCTGGGCGTAGTCGAACAGCACCAGCGCACCCGCCAGCACCGCCATGTCCATCCACGCAGCACGCACCGGGCGGCAGAGCTGGTGCACGTAAACGCTGAACTGCAATTGCTCCAGCCGGCGGCGAAACTCGTTGAGCACCACCCGCAGCGCCCGGTCGTTGACCTCACGCATGTCGCCGGTGAGGATCTCGTAAGGTGTACCCGTCCCGGCAGCAGCGGCCATCAGCTGCTGTCGCATGAAGTCCGGATAGTTGTTACCCGC